TGGTTAATGTCATCACCCGCGTAAACGCCTGGGGGTGCGTTACGCGCCCATCGGGCCGACACCACCCAGACTGATCCCCTGAATATCATGATCCGCCCCAGGGAGTAATCGTAAGGCCCATCTCCAATCTGTGTATCTTTCATCACGATCCGCTGGGTCGCCTTCGTGTTCACCCCGTTTATTGTCAAAAAAATCTTATCTCCAGCCAAGTCCGTAACCAAACTTTCTTCGACAAAACAAAACTGCTCGCAAGCGTAAACCCAGGTATCCCCCGGCGGCAAGGTTCTCACATTTCCTGCAAAATCCCGGTAATGATGTAATACGAGGGAAAAAGTGACCGTGCCGTCGCAAGGAATGTTAGCCGTGTTGAAAGCAAGCAAAGCCATACTGTTTTCGTTAGTCCCTAAGTAATGTCCCTGGTCGGGATAAAGAGGGATGATCTCTACGAAGGCCGAACTGTTGTTGCTCCATACAGGGTTTGCGCTTGTCCCCGATAGATAATACGTGGTTGTGGCCCCGGTCAGGATCACTTTCATGCGAAATTCGGCATACAGCGCAAAGGTGGTATTGGATACGCTCACCACCTCATGCAGATTTCCACTAAATCGCAAATTAGCCCCGGCAGCCCAAAATACCGAGTTAAGAAACTGCACCGTCGTGGTGTACTGTGACTGTACGGGCAGTAAGTTACCGTTATCGGTATTCGCGTACTTGTACTTATAGATCTTTTTCACCTCAAGTAGTGGCGGAAGATATTTCGTAACCCCTCCTGAGCCACGTACCAACAATGCGGAGTTTAATTTATAATTAGTCGCGTCATTCAAGTAATACGCTTTTTGCGTCCCGTCTTTTTGAAACGTCCACGACTTCATCACCGTGTATTGATATTCCGAAGCTTGCACGATATGGTAGATCCCCCCGGCCTGGAATATACGGGCGTTCCATACCCCGAGAACCATTCTTAACACGTCCCCTGCGGTTTTGTAGGTAATTACGCCCTGGTCGTCATATTCATAAAAAACGGAATGATTCACATCCGAAGCCACCAGGGAGCAGAAATTATTTGTTAACACATGATATGCAGAATACCAATTAATTTGAGCTTTCAAAAACGTGTCCGTGGCTGTGTAATACTGCATTGTCCCGGCCCAGTAAAGACAATTCAAGATATGTCCCAAAAAACTCTGACGTCCCGAATATGGAGAAGACATGATTTCCAGACCTGCCGAATTGTAAAATTTATCACTTAGTCGGCCCAGCCCATCTTGAAACTTCAAGGTCACGTTATAGGGATAATACTTATCTTCAAGCTCGATCCCGTCACCGATCAGGACTCCCACCCAGTACAAGGCCCCGTTTTTATACACGTTGACCCCGAACCGTTCTTCGTTGGCCGATATCATTTCGAGAATAAAAGTGGCATGAACGGAATTTTCGACGATAAAATCGCAGGAGCAGTCGCTCGACAGGATGGAATCCAGCCGCTCTGAAAGTCCCTTGTAAGATAACTTGAACCCCGAATCGTCGCTTTTAAAAAAAGTAGTTGCACCGGTAAATGATGAATCCATGATGTAGATCTGGTAGACATCTCCTGCAAGGGACCAAAAAGTATTATAATACCGTGCAGCCATCAGAACCCTCTTGTACGTTTACGATTTTGTCCAGCTCTTTCCATCACGAACAGTAGATCATCACCGCTCACCCGGGCTGATAGAATACCACCCCCATCCGAAGGCGTGAGCATATCACGAAGTTTTGAAAGCGGGGCAATTACTTCGGGGTCAAAGCGGGCATTAGGGTTATCCCCCACCATAGCCAGCGTAGGCGCCATTGCAAGTCCGCCCCCGGCAAGAGCGGGAAGAGGCTGAGATGCGATTGTTGCAATTTCATACGCGGCCAAAGCGCCAACGATAGCGGCAAGGACGATTCCAATTCCTGGGCCTGCTGATAATGCCGTGACCACTGCCAGCGCACCCGAAATTATTGCCTGTATCAATGCCGATGCTTTTGCCTGTTTTGCCTGATCATATGAGAGTTGCTTTTTCTTTTTCGCCGTCTCTTTATCGAGCTTATCCATTCGCTTAGCTTTTTCCACCTGAGACAGTGAGCTATTTTCAATGCGCTCCTTTTCATTCGTATAATACGCATCCAGTTCATTGGATCGCTCTGCAAAGCTTTGACTGGTAATACTTCCAATTAATGACATGACTGATGAGGCGACCTCAAGGACACTGGCAACAGCATCTTTCCAGTTTCCCTTGAATCCTTCGGCGGCCTTACCTACAAGATTTGCAATACTGGAAAAGGTACTTTGGAAAGCACGGTATATTCCCCCCAGTTTACCCGCGATCATATCAAACGCGCTGGACATTGCTTTGAGTTTATCCGTTAGGCTGACAATGGGCTGAGGGTTAATGGTTGCTGTTGGCGTTGATCCTGTCAAGGTTGCCGGAGATGACAGCGGCTCCATTTTTGAAATAGGCGAAAGGGGAGCCCTGGGATCATAGGTCGGGGCTGCGGATGGGGTGGCAGGTTTTAATGAATACAGCAGTTGCAGTTGATCGGTTTCGGCCTTGAGGGTTTCGACATATTGTTTTTTTTGTACCAGTAGTGCGGCGGTACTTGCAGCATTTGCATTGTTTGCGGCAATTTCATTCTGAAGCTGGATCTCAAGTTTTCCAATCTGGTCATTGAGTTCAGCCAGTACTCCTTTCGACTTTTCTGCATCACCTGATTTGCCGGCAAGCGGCGACACCTGTCCCTTTGATGCTTTCTCAAGTTTATAGATAAAGGAAAGAGTTTGATTCGCAAGATTTGCGAGGTGATCCGCTTCAGCCTTCTGTCCGGCCTTGTCTTTTTCCTCAAACTGCTTTTTGTATTTCTGAAATGTCTGTTTCCAGCCTTCAAGGTACTCTTTCTGTCCTTTTTTATTCAGGCTCAAATATTCCTGAAGATCCTTTTCCTCCTGTTCCAGGCGGGCTTTGTCGGGTCCGTTTGCCTTGTTCAGCTCTTCGAGTGACGCCGCTTCAACACTGGCATTATACCAATTACCTAAAGCCACGGTTGCAACACCAATAGCAGCGGCAACGGCCAGCCATGGATTAGCAACAAGAAATGTCATGAGACTTCCGAAAGCACCTGATGTGGCCACAATTGCACCTTTCAAAGCAATCATCCCGGATATGGTTTTACTGATCACAAGCATCAGTGGTCCGATGGTAGCAACAGCGGCGGCAATACCTACGATCCATTTCTTGGTTGATTCATCCAGCCCATCAACCCACATGATGGCATTTTTTAGATGGGTTACTATTGGAAGCAGAGCCTCTGAGATGAGTTTTCCAAAACTTTCGGCAACATTGCCCAACTGATTTTTCAGTTGTTCCAATGGTCCTAATCCCGCCTGAGCCTGAGCCTGGGCAATCTGAAATCCATCAGCGGTGAGTTTTTGATAAATAGCCAGTTTCTCGCTTTCAGAGCCAGCCGATTTGATTGCAGGCACCAACTTAGCCAGGGCCGTAAATTGTCCCTCCTGGGCCTTTACTGAAAGTTTTACGGCCGTTTCCATGTCAATGCCCAGGGCGGCATTTAGCGCAATGGCATCTTTAGCGGCTTGTTTTGCATTCGGGGCCTGCATGGATTCGGCCAGCTGGAGTAATCCGGTTACGGCATCATCTTCAACAACGGTAAGCCGTTGCATTTCAGCGGCAAAATCATTGTAATCCTTGAGGGTCGTCTTAACGTCTTTCCCATTGGCGCGGATCTGGGCTGTAAGAGATGCAGCGGCTTTTTCGGCTGCTCCAAATTCTTTAACTGCAACAACGGCAATACCAATGAATGGCAGGGTGAAAGCCTCTGACATTTCCTTGCCGATCTTTCCGACCGTTTTTGAAAATTTGGTTAACTCCTTTTCAGCTTTTTTGATGGCTGTAAGGAACTCATTTACATCTCCCCAAATTTTGACACCTAAACTTACTTCAGCCATGATTTGAATATTTTGCTTTTATCCGCTCAAATTCTTCCCTCGTTGGTATTTCAACTGTCGTTTTTTCTCCTTTGTCCCATTCAAATTCAACCAGGTCGCGCGGTTGTATCCGCTTGTTTTTATCGATATGGATGTTCAAGAGCCAGCATGTTTGCCAGCGGCATCGTTCCCATTCGTTGCGATCTTCAACTCGTTTAAGTTCAAAGAACCCATCTAAGGCATTCCAGAATTCTCTCGGTGTAAGGTCCCAAAACTCATCACTTGTGTATCCAAGTTGGCCCATGGCCATGCTTTGGAGGTAGTCCCAGGTGATTTCTTCACCCTGGGACTGGCTTATTTCAGATCCTGACTGCCTGCCTTTTTTTTTACAGTATTCGCCTGGCTGCTGACGAACACTCCCAGGATTTCACTCAAGGCCTGGGTGCGTTCATCTAACCAGTCTGCCACATCCGTTTCGGTATGATCAAACGGTTTACCGGCTTTTCTTGCCCCGTCCTTCAGTCCGCAATACACCAGCGATATTGCATTCTGAATGGTCATATTGGATGATATTTTCTCGATCTCCGAGATCTTTAATCCCGTCATGGTCCCAAACATGGCCATGGCGTTAAACCCAAAACGGACGGGTCTTTTTTCGCCTCCTATTTCAACCAAGTCAAATAACATACTTATGGATTAGGTCCTGTTATTGTTAAGGCTCCATCCCCCTGGAATTGAGCCGAAAATGTTGTATTTGCATTATTGCCTGCATCCAGTGAAATACTGGTCAGATAGCCATATCCCGAGAAATATGAATCACCGGAATTGGCGGTTTTGAATTTTAACAGAATTCGTATTTTACTGATGATGAAATTCAATAAGTACACGTAATTATAGGTTTGGTCAAACGATACCATTCCCTCACAGCTTATTGTCCAGCTGCGGCCTCCTGGGAGTACTGTTTTCCATCCGGCGCTATCCTTATTGGTAGTGTCTCGCATATCATTTGACACCTGCATGGAACAGGTTGTTGATCCTGCAAACGGATGGGTGTTGTCGTACAACAGGAGGTCAGTTCCATTGATAACACCTGCGGTGACTG